ATATTAGCAAAAGAGAAAGTGGTTGACGGGCAGATACAGACCATTAGGGATTATATTAGTGAGCTGGAACGGATTGAGAAGAAATTGCACGAAATGTGCAAAGGGTACTAAGACTCACTATTATTTTGTGCGGACAAAACAACAAATTAACGATGGGGGAGGAATGGGGTTGGCACATAATTTTATAGATTTAACAGGTCAAACGTTTGGCAGATTGGTTGTTATAGATAGAGCCGAAAATGCAAAAGATGGTACTACCCGATGGAACTGTCGCTGTGGATGCGATGGAAAAATAGTGGTTGTTAAAGGCTCTTATCTTCGTAGAGGAGATACAAAATCATGTGGCTGTTTGTCAAGAGAGAAAACAATAGAGAGGAACAAAACAATTCATAAAAAATATAATGATTATGTGATTAATGACAAATATGTGATTATGTATACCACAAAGAATGAACCTTTTCTTGTTGATATTGAGGATTTTGGAAAAGTCAAAAATATTTGTTGGAGCAAAAATGGTGCGGGGTATTTAACAGGCAATGCTGGGGACAACAGAATAGTTCTGCTTCATCGTTATATTATGGATTGCCCTGATGATATGGACGTAGATCATAAACATGGTAACTCTACTAAATTTGATAATCGACGTAGCAACCTTAGAATAGCCACTAAAGCAGAGAATATGAGAAACACTCAGAAGCCTATTACTAATACATCTGGATATAAAGGCGTGTATTGGAATAAGTCAAGGCAACTGTGGGTGGCACAAATTTCTTGTGGAGTTAACCCTAAGAATGGCAAAAAGAAATGTTATTATCTTGGCTCTTATGAAAATATAGAAGATGCTATTGCAGCTCGTAAAGCGGGTGAAGAAAAATATTTTGGTGAATGGTCTTATGATAAATCTCGTGAATTATCAAATGAGGGGGAAACGGTTTGAAGAACAGATTGTTTTATGTATTTGGTGTAGGAACTGAAGCATTTTATACTGATAAAGAAAAAGAGATTAACGATTCTATTCGTGAAACGGAAGAACAACTCAATAAGTTTTTAAAGGATAGACCAACACCAAAGTATCAAGAGAGTGAAGAGGGGACAATAGCCTTATTAAATTCTAATGATGTTTCAACATGGGATAAAGAAAACGCAGAAATTAAGAAAGCCTATAAAGGAAAAATCAAGGTGTTGAAGGATAGTCTGCGAGTTGAGATAGAGAATAATAAAGACATGACACGTTCTTTGCGAGAAGATTCTGTTCTTAATAAGTATGGAGAAGTCGGATTAACTAAACGAGTTACTGTACCAGATGGAAACTTGGCAAGAACATTGGGTTTAAAGGCTGGCGTAGATCAGTTTAATCCAGAGATTTGCATTGTTACTATTTGTTATTATGACATCATGTATTCGTTGATAAGGAATGGGTTTATGTATCAAGGTTATAAGTATAAATTCTTTACGGCTTCTGCGGGACAGATACGACAGCATAAGATTGTTTGTGTAAGGGAAGATACTTTGACTGAGGATAGATGGAATACTTTAATGGCGGGGCTGTCTTTTGATGAAATAAACCGTAAGGGTGGTTTCAACATCAACAAGGTGCTCAGTTATATGTCACTTTGCAATTCTGGAACAACGCCATTTACAGATTTTGACATAGATAGAGCTATCGTTGTTAACGATCTTCAAAAAGACATTGTTGGAGAGGCGGACTATATAGACTATCAGAGTTATCAAATAACACGAGGAACTACTTCTCTTTCAATAGAGATGAATGATGGATGTGGATTGGTTTTGCCTTCTGTTAGCTCAGAAAACTTTGTGATTCGTATGCCATTTTTCAAAGGACTTTGTTGCCCGTTTGATTACTTGAGATTTATTGAGGAGCACAATTGTTCTTCTATCGTCACTGATATATATGGCAAGAAATGGGATTTGATAAAAGATAATATAAATATAGTCTTTACCAAATCTCAGTTTAAGATGTGGAAGATGTACGACAGTTGGGACGATTATAAAACGCGATTTAAGAAGTATAACTGTGTCGCTGGCATTGGCAATGTAGATGATGAAGAAGCTGAATACTCTGCAACTACATCATATCAGATGATACAGACGTTGAGGAATCTTACTGAAGATGATATTAGGAAACTTGGTAGGGCAAACCATGAAGAAATACTTTCTCTTGGCAGAAGTAAGGATGATGGTGTTACTCATTATGCTGATAAAGAAAAGCTCTTGAAGATATTAGGAGCAAATGATATTGACAGATGCCATTCATGGTATCAAAAATGTCTCAATCTCTACCCTGAGATGTTAGAGGATTCATATACAAGAACACAGATTTCAGATTTAAAGAATAGCCTTGAAAAAGATTTGTGGTCTGCGAAGTTTAAATTACACTCTCAATATACTTTTACTGTCCCCGATTTGTATGCTTTTTGTCAAAAATGGCTTTTAGGAGTAGAGAATCCTGATGGATTATTAAAGGCTAATGAAGTAAGCTGTAATTTATTTGATAATGGCAAGAAATTAGATGTGTTAAGAAGTCCTCATCTATATAGGGAACATTGCATATGTACAAATAATATTAATTCGGAATGGTTTACGACAAATGCTTGTTATGTCAGTCTTAATGACTTTAATCAGCGTATCAGACAAGAGGACTGGGATGGGGATCATGTGTTTGTTACCGATGATGACATTTTGGTAAAGGCATCAATCGAAGCCTGTAAAGATATAAAGCCTATGTATTATGAAATGAAGAAAGGTGACGCTTCACTTATCACGCCAGATAGTTTGTATCAGGGGATGAGAGCTGCTTTTAGTTACGGCAAGATAGGAATTTACAGCAATGCCATTACAAAAATATGGAACACTCCTATTGAAAATGGCAATTGGGAACTATCTCCTGAAGCTATGGCTGCGGTGCGTTGGTTGTGCTGTGAATCAAATTTCAGTATCGATGCCGCCAAAACTTTGTTTATGATTGATAGACAAGGGGCAACTGATACAACATATGGTGATACGCCAGCAAATATCATTCCTAAGTTTACTAAGTCAAAAGTGCCACGATTCTTTGAGTTTGCCAAAGGCAAGGAGTTGCATCAAGTAGAACCCATAAACAATTCGCCTGTAAATCTCATTCGTAAGGTATATCCAAGACTAAAAATGAATTATTGCATCTACGATAGTAAGAAGATGTATAACTATGAGATGTTGATGTGCGATAAAAATATTAAGATATTAGATGAAGTTATTACAGCGTATAGGCAGGTTAGGAGCATGAAATTCAAAAAGAGTGAAGAAGGTCATGTAATTAATTATGAATTAGTAATTGCTGATTGTCGCAAAAAGATATTTGACTCTGCCGACTGCACCAAATCTGAAATAGTGGACATGATTATCAAGAGTATCTTTGATAGAAAGAGTCCAGATTATACTTCTAAAAAGAAAATGTTTTGGGAGCTTTTTGGAGATATTGTCTACGAGAATATTCGTAACAATATGGACACTATTGAAAGAATAAGAGATGGACGCTGTATTGATTGTGGTGAACCTTTTAAGAAAGCTACCAGTATGCAATGCAGATGTAAGAAATGCCAAACAGAATATAGGAAAATTGCAGCAAAAAATTGCATGAAAAAATCAAGGAGCAAAAATGTTAACACCTTTGATGTAGCATAAATAACGATATATTGGGGTATATAAGGGATTGGCACTTTAAATTACTTCCCCTTATGAGAAAGATAGACAAAGAGAACGATCTCTTTATACCCCACTTCACCGTGGGGTTTTCTCTTTTTTGAACATCTTTCTCTTTTTTTGCTCATATGAATACTTGAGCAAGTGTTCATAAATAAAAACGAAGGGATGATATTATGATTGAGATTAACAAGGACGAAGCAACCTACATTCGCAACTGTGGAATTGCCAACGGAATTACGAGGGTAATGAGGCAAGACAGTAAGCGCAAGAAGTATTATCTTTGCGAAGATCGCCACCTTGTAGATTTGCTTGAGCAGTACCGCAAGTCTCAAAACGTCGTACTCACATACGGCAACATTGACTAAATCCTCTGCATGACAGGGGTGGGCGGATGCCTAACTTAATTAAAGCGAGGAAATGTTTATGGCTAACAAGAAGAAACCAGAAACAAAGGTTGATGACGCAATAGAAAAGGAAATCCCAGAAGGATATGTAGAAATTACCCCAGAACAGCTTATGGAATTGCAGGGTGGCGGAATCCAAACTGTAATGAATATTGGACTTGGTGAAAAACTCGTCCTTGAAGATATGCAAGATCGCATTATGTATCTTGATGGTGAGGTAAATTCAGATGTACTTCATACGATAATAATGCAGATATACAAATTAAATGGCATTGATATTGGTCTTGAACCAGAAGATATGCAGCCTATTATACTCATTATTAATTCTGGCGGTGGTTCTGTTATGGACGGGCTTGCTTTGTGCGATGCTATCAACGCAAGCCGTGTGCCTGTAATTGCAATATGTATTGGCTACGCATATAGTATGGCGTTCAACATTTTTACTCAGTGTGATTTGAGACTTGCTACTAAGAATGCTTCATTCTTATATCACGACGGTTGGACTTGTGATAGCAATGTTTCGAGCAAGGTAAAAGACGCAGCTAAGTTTTATGACAAGGTTGACGAGCGTGTAAATAAGCTCATTGCAAATAAGACAAAACTTACAGCAGATTATCTTTCGAGCATAGCAAGAGCAGACACATATTGGTTTGCTGACGAAGGCAAAGAAAATGGATTTGTTGATGCTATTATAGGCGAAGATATTGATATAGCAGAGATATTCGGCTTTATGGGTGATATACCTTGTGAGTGCGACCACGACAAGTGCGATTGCAAGAAGTGAGGCGAATCCTCATGGCAAAAAGCAAAGAAAAAGTAAAGATAGAATTTGTTGGCAAATCTGGTGATGGTGTTACTGGCTCAATGTATTACATCACTTATAATGACAAGCAGATTCTTTTAGATGCTGGATTATATCAGACAAGCGGCGATGACATCCTTAAACAATATAAAGTCAACCATCGAAATTACAAAGTTCCTTTTCAAGAGCTTGACGCTGTAATCATTAGCCATCAGCATCAGGATCATTTCGGGATAATTCCCTATCTGTTTGCTCGTGGCTATCGCGGCAATATCTACGTTCCCAAAGGTAATATGACACTTGCTCGTATTATGTGGGAAGATAGTCTCAAGATATTTGAAAGCGATTGTGTAAAACTTGAAAAGCGTTACAATATGAATGCAACGCCTTTATACACACAAGAAGATATTGAAATTGCTCTTGAACACTTAGTCGAATTGCCATTTGGCGAGGATATTGTTTTATTCGATGACCTTATTCTGCGATACTATCACGCAAGCCACATAGTCAATGCTGCACAAGTTCATTTGACTTTCAAATTGGGAGAGACTGTGAAGCGGTTGGGCTTTACAGGAGACATAGGCTCAGATATTGGCAAGGATTATCTTTTGCCGTATGAACCACTCCCCTACTGTGATATATTACTGGCTGAGTGTACTTATGGTGGAAGTCACAAGACTCACAAGCAGAAGGATAGAGACAAAGATCTTGAAAAAATTAAGTGTGTAGTTGACCAGTGCTGTCAGCACGACACTCAAAAGGTTCTGTTTGGCTCATTCTCGCTCAATAGATTACAGGATATTCTTACAACACTTTATAAGATATATGGCGAAGATGAAACATTTGCAACGCCTATAATAATAGACGCTCCACTTGGTATGAAAATCTCTGCGTTATGGGATAAGCTCATAGAGAAAGACTATGACCTGTGGAAGAAAGTGTCAACGTGGAAGAACATCGTGTGGGTTAATACCTATGAAGAATCTCAGCAATGGCAGAAATTGCAGACTTCACAGGTGGTTATCTCGACGAGCAACTTCCTCAAGAACGGGCGTGTGGTTTCATGGCTCAAATCTATTTTGCCAAATGAAAACGCAAGGGTATGTCTTTGCGGATATGCAGGTGATGAAGATAGCGTTGCTTATCAAATTCAGCACAGTAAGAAGTGGGTAACAATAGACGGTGAGCGTGTGAGAAGCCGAGCTAATGTAATGCAGCTTACATCATTTTCAAGTCACGCTTGCAGAAGTGAATTGTTGCAGAGATATACCGACGCACAGTATAACAAAATTTACCTTATACATTCTGAGAGTAATGGCAAACAGGAATTTGCAAAAATGCTCCGCGACAGTTTGAGTAAAGCGGACAGAAGTGCAAAGGTTCATACACCAGTAATGGGCGATAAAATAAGTTTTTAAGGAGATAATATGGCGAAAGCAAATGTAATACGTAAGAACTCTCTTGGAATTAAGGGCGTTCTAAATGTAGATAAAGACAATAATAGTGTTATCGTAGAAATTGAGGACGGCGAGGCTTTAGAGTTAGCAAGTCTGCTTGATGACTTTAACGGCTCGGAAGTCTCAATTTCAGTTGGCGAGTCAATTGACATCGCATAAATTCAGTGAAACGTGATTCAGTAAATCACGATTAGAATTTAAGGAGGAATTGTTATAAAAGCTAATTTTACAACCGAGCAACTTCGCGCCATATACGAGGTTTGCTCAAGGAAAGAGCTGTATAAAGACTGGAACGACGTAGCCGATACGTTAAATAAGCGTTTTGGTACGGCGTATTCCGAGAGCTGCTTCCGGAAGGCGTGGCAGTATTTCGATAGAATGTACTCCGCCTGTAAAGATATTTTTGTTGACAGTAGTGACGCTTGCAAGGAACTCGACACCCAAAAGCGTGAACTTGAACGTGCTAAGATACAGTTCCGCGATGAGCGCAACGCTTGGCAAAGACAGAATTACAATTCAGCAAGGGTTGAACAGAAGCTTGACTATCTTGAAAGCATAATCAAGGAAAGCAAGCCAAAGGATTTGCAGATCACCCTCCGAGAGAATAATGCCAAGAAAACAGCAATCATCACTTGTTCCGACTGGCATATAGGCGAGTGTTTTGACAACGAGTGGGGCTGTTATAGCTCGACAATTGCTCGTGAACGCATTACTGAATATGCAAGTAAAGCAATTCAACGTTGTATCTTAGAGGGTGTGTCTCATGTAGTCATAGCTGGATTAGGCGATCTCGTAAGTGGCAACATACATCGGTCTATCGCCATCACAAACAGAGAAAACGTGATTGAGCAAATTATGCTTGCGAGCGAATATATGCTCGGCTTTGTAAAAGCGTTTGTTGATAAAGGATTTGTTGTAACTTTTACTAATATCTGCGGGAATCATTCTCGCGTTGATAAGAAAGATGAAGCCATTAAAGATGAGCGTATGGATAATCTTATAGGCTGGTTTGTGTCAACTCATCTAAAGGAATACCCCAATTTTATCTATGCAAAACCACAGGACACTACTCTTGCAGATGTTAATGGATTTTGGTTTGTTCATGGCGACAACGACAATTTTGGCAAGTCTGGTTTGAGTAGTCTCGTTCTTGCAAAGGGATTTAAGCCACACGCTGTCTTTATGGGACATCTTCACAGTTTTGCAGTAGATGATTGCTACGACGTAAAGATTTGTCGAGGTGGTAGCCTCTGTGGTAGTGGAAATGATTATACAATTGAGAAGCGACTGAAGGGCAAGCCTACTCAGCTTATGGCAATAGCCGAGGACGGAGAAGTTTGCCAATTTTATAATATAATTTTAGATTAAGGTGGTGAATAATATGACCATATCAGAATCTATGTGCAAGAAATACGATAAGTACGAGGATTTTACATCTGAGTTTGTACGTTCCGCTATGGAGAATAAGTCTGCATTTCTTATAGTAAACTGGCAGGATGCTCTTGGTGTATGTCAGTTGCTTAATACCTTTACAATTAATGGCAATAGTATTGCTATGAAGCGTGAGTTTGTAGACGAAGCGTATGCTGATATTGAAGAAGTCAAACAGTATGACGGTAATATGCTAATTACTCTGTTTGATAACGGAGAAATGATTTGTGAAAAGGCTTTAAATGACGAGTCCGCATATGTGGATGACAGCGTGTATTTCGTAGAATATAGTGCAAAGGATTTTGTTTTACCTTTACACGCAACTATTGTACCGTTCAAGATTGAGGCTCAAATTTTTGATAATGTATTTTGACTTTAGGTCGGCAATAGTCGGCTAAGATAAAGTTCTCGCCTTAAAGCTGCGGCGAGTAATTAAGTTGCGGGATGCCTCGAAAGAGGCAATGTGGAGAACAACTGCAACGATGTTGCGATCCGCACCACTCCTCCTGACGGGAGAACCGACACTGACAAGGCGGTGGTCAGTCCAATTACACCGCCCATGTGGATTTTGAGGTCACGACTTGGAATCCGCACCAATGAGCCTTGCAAGCCTCTGTCCTGCCTACAAGCTGACTACGCAAGGACTTTTATGGTTGCCACAGCCTAATGTGGAAAGGCAAACCTGCGCATTATGGGGTTGCGGACAAGTAGCAAACGTGCGCATTATCTGTTTGATTAGCTCAGTTGGTAGAGCGTTTGGCTGTTAACCAAAATGTCATAGGTTCAAATCCTATATCAAACGCCATAATAGAGGGTAGTGTCTTAGGATTCTACGAGAGATGAAAACCGCACTCTCCGCTGTGCTTGCAGCAGTAGGTACTCAGGATAAGTCCTGCAAAGCCACAAGCATTTATTTGCTCCCCTTTATTGTATTAAAGGCAATTTCGTGGAGATAATTGATTTTAAGGAGATGATTGAATGGAAGGCAGATCAACGGTTTACAACAAGATTACAAGCGATGAAAAGATTAAGCGGATTAATCCTGAAAATGCTCAGTTGAGCAAAGACTTTCTTGATTACCTTGCTTCAATTGACAGAAGTCCTAAGACTATCTTTGCATATAATTCTGACCTTGAAATATTCTTTGTTTGGAATTTAGAAGAAAATGCCAATAAGGATTTTATAAAGATTAGCAAGCGTGACTTTGCAAGATTTCAGAATCATGCCCTTAATGTGTGGAAATGGAGTCCTCGCAGGATAAGGCGAGTTAAATCCACAATTTCTTCTCTCAGCAACTATATCATGAATATGCTTGACGAGGAAGAAGGCTATGAAGATTATCGCAGTATTATTAAGAAAATTGAATCTCCCGCAAATGAAGCTGTCAGAGAAAAGACTGTGCTTTCTTCGGAACAGGTGCAGAAGTTGCTTGATGAACTTGTAAAACGCGAGGAATACGATAGAGCTGTTTGCATTGCAATTCTTGCTTATTCAGGTATGCGTAAGGCGGAACTGCTTCAAATGAAAATGGAATACTTTAACGCAGACCACTTGGAGTTTGGTTGCCTTTATAAAACAGATAAGGTAAGAGCCAAAGGTCGTGGTGTGCGTGGCAAACAGATAAACAAGTATGTAATGAACAAAGTTGATACCTATATGGATTTATGGCGCAAGAAGCGTGAAGAATTAGGTATTGACAGCGAGTGGGTTCTTGTTATAAAGCGTGGTGACGTTTGGGAACAGAGAACGGATATTGAGAGTTGGAAAGATGAGTTTACTCAAATACTCGGCTGTCCGTTTTATTATCACGCCCTTAGACACGCATTGTGTACCGAGCTTGTTCAAATGAACATACCGTCAGAAGTTATAAAAGAATTTTTCAAGTGGGAGTCGGTAGAAATGATTGGCCACTACAACGATGCTTCTGCGGCTGATGACTTTGGTAAATACTTTAGTGCAGATGGCATTATACAGCAAGAAAACAAGGGTATTGCTGATATAAAATAGAACCCACATTTTATTAGAAATCTACAATTCATATATTCCTCCTTGCCCTCTTTGAGAGGGCTTTTGTGTTGTCTGACTGCGATGATGTTGGACGGCGCACCATTTTGAATTAAAGGAATGATATTATGGCAAAGATAGATATAATCGTGCCGACCTATAAAGCAGAGAAAACTCTGGATAGGGTGTTGGCAAGTATTTATATGCAAACCATTCGAGATGAACTAAACGTATATATCGTTAATGATTGCGACGGCATAAGCTACTCTCCCCTATTGGCTAAGTGGGATTTGAATATCACATATCTCACAACACCTAAAAATGGTGGCGCAGGAATGGCGAGACAGTTTGGTTTAGATAATAGCGACAGTGAGTATGTGATGTTTGTAGACAGCGATGACTGCTTGGCATCGGCATTTGCTTGTGAACTACTTTGGTATAATGCCAAGAGCAAAAATGCTGATATGGTATGTGGAGGTTTTGACAATGACTTCCGTATTGACAACAAATTTGCGGTTGGCGAAAGTGAACACAGTACGACTTGGCTACATGGCAAACTCTTTAAACGGGCATTTCTTGATAAGAATAAAATTCGTTTTAGAGAAGATTTGCGTGTAAACGAGGATTGCTATTTCAATCAGTTGTTCTTGTCGTATGAACCTAATGCCATTACAATTGACAAGGTTTGTTATTCGTGGTTGTGGACTGATGGAAGTCTAACACGTTCTGGCAAAACGGATAATAGGTTCTGGGTATTGTATGATTACATACAGGCAGCAGAAGCATATATTGACGAAGTTTGTATGCGTAAAATGACCGATAAACCAGTAGTGTTAAAAATGATTGCAGACGATTTAATGATTACTTATCGGTATTACAATGAGATACTTGATACCTATAGCACAGATTATGGTGATAAGTATTTGCAGAGATGTAAGGAATATTACGCAAATGCGCTGAGTAAAGTGCCACGGGCTTTAGATGATGAACTGCTGACGACGAGCAATATGAACGTGCTAAAAAACGTGGAGTTTACAAGTCGGATTCCAAGCGTAAGTATTCCGCAGTTTGCAAAAATGATTATGAGTTAAAGGAGTGAGTGGAGTGCCGAGAGGTAACACGGGAAGTACGAAGAAAACAGCAAATTCTCGCACTTCCAAAACTAAGATTGACAAGAACGTCCAAGTTGGACGAATAATGGCAGAAGAAGAAAGAACTGAGTTCTACTGTACTTGTTGCGGCAAGAAGTATACAAAACAAAAAGGCAACTTCCCTTTTTCAAATAGTCCTCTGTTTGCAGGAAATGGCGGCTATACCACTATTTGTAAAAACTGCCTCGACAAGTATTTCTACACATTAACTGACTTTTATTCGGGTAATGAAGAAAAAGCTGTAGAGAGATGTTGCCAAGTTTTCGACTGGTATTACGCTGACGATATATTGGCTTCATGCAGAAAAATATCATCAGACAGATCACGCATAGGAGCATATCCGAGCAAGATGCAACTTCCTCAGTATAAAAAACGTGGAACTACATATCTTGATACTATAAAAGAAAGAGCCAGCACTAATATAAACGATACTGATGATTTAGTAGACAATCAAGAAGGACTTGCCGACTTAAAAGTTAGAAAAAGAACTATCTCTATGTTTGGTATGGGCTATAGCATGGAACAATATAAGTTTCTTCAAGAGCAATATGACGATTGGGTTTCACGCTGCGAGTGTAAGAGCAAAGCCCAAGAGGAATTATTTAAAAATCTTTGTATCGCACAGTTGAATATTCAAATAGCACAACAAACTGGCGGTAAAGTTAAAGATGCTATGGACACCTTTCAGTCGTTGCTTGGCTCTGCTAACTTAAAGCCTGTTCAGAACAACGATAATGCCCTTGCGGATAGTCAAAGTTTCGGAACTCTTATTAAAAAGTTTGAAGAAGAAAAACCAATACCAGAACCCGATCCCGAATGGAAAGATGTTGATGGTATTGTGAGATATATTACCGTTTATTTCTTGGGGCATTTGTGTAAGATGATTGGTATAAAGAATAATTATGCACGAATGTACGACGAGGAAATGGCTAAGTATAAAGTCGAAAAGCCACAATATGATAGTGGTGATGACGAAGCTCTCTTTGATGCAGTTTTTGGAGGTGCTAAGAATGGCAACGAAGAAAACGGATAAAGAGATTGCTAATGACAAAATTGAACGCATGATGAATGGTGTTGGAATATGGTGTAGTTATTATAGGGCAAATCCTCATCGTTTTTGTGAGGACTATCTTAATATACATTTGAAGTTGTTTCAAAAAATTTTGATATTTTTGATGAATTGGTCAAATTATTTTATGTACATCGCTTCGCGCGGTCAGGGTAAGTCCTATCTTACTGCAATTTTTGCAACAGTGCGATGCATTCTTTATCCTGAAACTCAGATATGTGTGGCAGCTAAAAACAGATCACAGAGTATCAATGTTCTTGAGAAGATAACTACCCTTCTAATGCCAAATTCTGCAAATTTGCGAAATGAAATTGATAATTATAATACGAAAGGTCAAGATGCTTATATATCATTTAAAAACGGTTCACGAATAAAGGTTGTAACGGCGAATGATGGCGCACGTTCCAACAGAAGTTAATATGGCTTCATCGCATAGAAATGTGCGAAACAAATAAATGAGGAAAATCGGTAGACGCTAAGTCTTTGATATGCTAATACCGAGGTAAAGAACAGATTGCGAAAGGCTGTTGCTCACCGTAACGCATAGAGAGTGAATAAATATAATCTCTCCACGAGTCCTCATTGCCCAAACGTAAAGGCGTGGGTAAAGATATATGCTAAACTGGGTTGTGATTAACCGATGAAAATAGAGGAAACTCTCAGAGTTGTAGATAAAAAACTACAAGTTAATAACTATTTGAATATTATAATCGTGGACGAATTTAGAATGGTTGACCTTGACATTATAAATAAAGTATTGAGAAAATTCAATACTGCGCCTCGTCAGCCTAAATATTTGAGTAAGCCAGAATACGCTCATTTAGCAGAAAGAAATAAAGAGCTTTATCTTTCATCGGCTTGGTATAAACAGCATTGGTCTTTTGAGAAACTAAAGGCTTTTGCTACAAACTTGGTTGATGATACTAAGCGTTATTTCTGTTGTGGTTTGCCTTATGAGTTGGCTATAAAAGAAAATCTTCTTAGCCGAGAACAGGTTGAAGATGAAATGTCGGAATCCGATTTTAATGAGCTTTCATTTCAAATGGAAATGGAGTGCGAGTGGTTGGGTGATGATGAAAATGCTCTATTCTCTTACGATGATTTGTCGAGAAATAGAAAGCTTAAAGTGCCTGTATATCCACCTAAGATTGCTGGCTTAATGGCTGATAAGAATTTGAAGATACCACCTCTTGCTAAAAATGAAGAAAGAATATTGTCGCTGGACGTTGCCCTTTTAGCATCTACTAAGCACGATAACGACGCTGCTTCGTTGTTTATCAATAGTGCATTGCCTAATAAAGACAATAGGTATGTTGGCAATATTATTTATACCGAGAACTTTGAGGGGTTACATTCAGAAGATTTGGCACTGATAGTAAGAAGGCTGTTTGAGCAATACAATTGCACTCAGCTTGTAATTGACACGAGAGGTGTTGGAGTTAGTATCTTTGACCACCTATGTAGAGACATCTATGACAACGAGTTGGCAACAACTTACAGAGCTTTATCGTGTTGTAATGATTCTGTATTTGCCGATAGATGCTTGGACAAATCTGCGCCAAAGGTTATTTGGGCTATCAATGCAACAGCCCAGTTAAATAATGATATGGCATTGGCATTAAGAGAAGCCTTTAAGCAGAATAGGATAAATCTTCTTGTGTCGGAGTTTGATGCAGAAGAAATACTTTGTGGTTTTAGAGGTTATAATTCACTGACATCGCAAGAAAAGGTGTCGTTACAAATGCCTTATATTCATACATCTCTGCTAATAAATGAGCTTATTAACTTACAGACTGAAACAAAGGGCGTAAACATAAAGGTAAAAGAGAAATCAGGTATGCGAAAAGACCGTTTCTCATCACTTGAATACAATTGGTGGGTATGTTTGCAATTAGAACAGGCGTTACAGAAACGTATAGTTAATGAAGAATCGGGAATTGCAAACTTCTTCCTATGCCGTCCAGCTAAAACCTACAGATGAAAGGAGATGATTAATTGAAAGACGAGTTAAATCAAACTGAGATAGATGAACTCTACGACTACCGCAACTTTGCCCGACTTCGCAAACAGGTTTTAGCCGATCTGTCAAGTAGTGTTGAGCATCGAAACATCTTTCTCAAAAAGCATCCAAGAGACAAAATATTAAAAGCACTTCTCTGCCCTGACAAACCATCGTCGGAGAAAATGCTACGTGAGATTAGTCACTTCTTTTATGCGGTGTCACCACATTACCGTAGGGCGATAACGATGCTTGCAACTCTAATGTTGAACAACTATCTTATACGACCTGTTGGTGATACGGGCAACAAAGGTGTGACGACGTTTAACAAAGAATATCGTAAGCTGTGCCGTACAGTTAGTCATTACAAATTGAAATCTTATTTGCCGCAGATTTTGACAACCTGTCTCCTTGACGGTGTGTTCTTTGGCATTGAATATGACGATACGGACAACTACTTTATTAAGCCAGTACGTCCTGAATTTTGCATAATCACCAGCGTAGAGAATGGAGTTTGGCGTTTTTCATTTGACCTTGACTATTTTACACAAAAAACACTTCGTTATCTCCCAGAGTATGGCAGAGATTTTGAAGCCGCATATTGGGCATATAGGGGTAAGAAAGACCTTGAAGGTAAATGGATAATTCAGCCTGACAAAACAAAGCGTTGGTTTGAACCCAAAAAGCAGATTTGTGTTAAGTTCGATCCCGAAATGGATTGGACAATACCGCCGTTTGTGGGCATATTCAAATCCATAATTGACCTTGACACTTATGAGGAAATCAAGAAAGACGGGGCAATACTTGATAATTATAAGCTCATTCATTATCGCATCCCAACTGATACAGATGGTGTTCCGAAATTAAACTTTGAGCAAGCGAGCAAGTATTACAACTTAACTGCAAATCAAGTACCAGAGGGTATTGGTGTTGCAATGTCTCCATTCGGTCTTGACACTGTGACATTAAAGGATAGTAATGATGCGACCAAGAACTATACAAAGGACGCAACTAAGGATTTGTTTAATAACTTTGGTATTGCGCCCGTATTGTTTGGCATCATGGATAATGTCACATCTCAATCTCTTGAACTTGCAATACGTCCTGTGGAATCTATGATGATGAAGATTATTCGTCAAGTGCAACACGTTTATAATGTCAAAATACAGAAAATGGATATGAAAAATCTGTTTGAGATTTGCTTCTTGGAGCAAAGTATTTACACATTTGATAGTGTGCAGAACTATTATTTAAAGGCGGCTCAATATGGTATGTGTAGCAAACTGTATTATGCGGCTTCACTTGGCTTAGAACCTATAGACGTAATAAATCAAAGTTATCTTGAAAATGATATCCTCAAGTGTTGTGATGAAATCTTTAATCGTCCGCTTATTAGTTCAAACACACTGAGCAATGGCGGTGTTGAAGGCGAAAGTGGTAGACCAGCCGAGGAAAATCCTACGGACAACACTGAGAGCAATGAAAATACCTCTAATGAATACAAGTGAGGAGGTAGACAATGGACAAATTTATAATGGTGGTAGAACCTAAAGCACAGGAAGAACTTGCGGCTTTAGGTTTTATTTATACAAAAACGGAACTCAATGGCAAGACAGTTTACGCTTTTGCCGATACAGAGGCTTTGCAGAAGCACTTGGCTGAAAAGTATTCAGACGAGGAATGGCATTATATGAAGCGAAACCTCTTGTGTTTCTGAGTAATTCGAGAAACTACTGAGAAAGGAGGTAGAAGTAAGAACAATGGATAAGTTTAGTGTTAATTCATCTACAAAGTTTACTGTACTTGAAGAATTAAATAGCGAGTTTACCCTTGTAAAGATTAAGGTTATGGCAATTGGAAAGAACCGCAATATGTCTTATTTTGACAAAGACGTTGTAGAAGCACATCTCAACTCTCTTAATTATGCACCTGTTGTTGCTCACCTTTTCAAAGATGAAAATGGAGAGTATAAAATTGGCGGACATGATATGTATATTGATTGGGAAGATTGGTCTATTAAGTCTCTTTGCGTTCCTTTTGGCGTTGTAAAGGCTGATACCTTTGAGTGGGAAACTGTTAATGAGTATGGTGCTGACGTTGATTATTTGACTTGTGAGGCTGTACTTTGGACTGGTAGATACCCAGAATTAAAGGAAACTATCTATTCTGAAGATGTTTGGTTTAATCAATCAATGGAAATTGACGCAAAGCAGTATCGCCCATTAGAAGAAGATAGTAATTTTGTTGAAATTCTTGATTTTGAATTTAGTGCTCTTTGTCTACTCTATAAGTCTGATAATCGTGAGGAGAATATAGAACCATGCTTTATTTCAGCAGATGTAACTCCTATTAACTTCAGCGCAGATGACTTTGCAATTAAGATGAATGAAATGAAACAGGCTATGTCCGAAGTCTTTGCTTTTGAAGATAAGGAAGGTGAAAACATGGACGAGAATAAGGAATTTACAGCAGAAACAGAACCCGAAGTAGTAGAACCTGAGACTTCTTCAAATGAAACTGAGCCTGTTGTAGAACCTGAAGCAATCCCCGTAGACTACGAGGCTCTTTACAATGACGCACTCGTGACAATTGATGCTCTTACTGCGCAGAACGCAGATTTTGAAGCTCAGATTACTGTACTTAACGAGCAGATTTCAACTCTTACTCCTTATAAACTCGCAGTTGAAAAAGCTGAGAGAGGAAAGGCTGAAAGTGAAATCTTTGCAAAGTATGATGGACGTATCGGCGAGATGCCCGAATACAAGCTTCTCAAAGAGAAGTCTAATGAATACGATCTTGAACAGCTCGATAAGGAATGTATTATGCTTGTTGGCAAATTTGCAATGAGCACATTTGCTTTCAAGGAGTCTAAAACAACAAAAGCTGAAACTATGAAGTTTTCAGTAGAAACAACCCCTGCCAAAGTGTCTCCTTATGGTGACATATTTGAGCGATATGGAAATAACGATTAATAGAAAGGAAGGTTAAAGTTTATGGCACATGGAATTTTTAGAAGCGACTCATGTTCTTATACACATGACGGCGCACTTATTAGAACAGCACAGGCTTATGGCGATATAGATAACGGCGCACCTATCCTCTGTGGTGGTCTTGCTACAACAGGCACTTTTGCTGGTGAGAGAGAGGTATTCACAACTTCTGCTGCTACAGGTGCAAACGCTGCTGACGTTTGGGTAGTTACATCTCCTGAACACGCATACACAACAGATATGAAGCCTCTTGAGAACTTCTACAATGCTTCTGGCGATATTGCAAGAATCAGCAAGCTCGTAAAGTGCGACATTTTCTCAATTACAGGTGAGGTTTGCTCTGGCACACCTTCAACTACAGACAAGTACATTGCCGCAGGTAATGGCAAGTGGACAGCTTCTTCAGCATCTACAAAGGCTTTTGCACAGCTCCTTAACACAGAGGTAGTTGGCGGCAAGACAATGTACGTATTCGAGGTTCTTTAATTTAATATAGAAAGGAAGGTATTTGATTATGGAAGCAAATTTCAGAAAGCTTTGTATTGACGCTTATCGTGGCGTTCCTACTGCATTTGCAGAGGGCAACCCCACAGACGTTATCGTTAATAAGATTAAAGAGGCTAATAACGGCTCTACAACTATAGACTATAAGGCAATCCGCGATGGCAAGTGCCCTGAACTCTTTGCAGTTATCGAGGAGCTTATTGACGTTGCTCTCGATGTTACAGCTCTTGATAACTCACCTCTCGCTGATATGATTGAGACAAAGAACGGTGAGTGGGGTGACAAGCCTGAGTTTCTCGTTTCTGACAACTCACTCCTCACAGTTGACGTTGTTGCTAACGGCACGCAGGGCATCCGTCGTCAGAGACTTATTGGCGGTCAGAAGGTTACCCTCACACCCGTAAATAAGGCTATAAAGATTTACGAGGAGCTTATTCTCATACTCTCAGGTCGTATTGATTGGGTTGAGTTTGTAAACCGTGTAGCTAAGAGCTTTGAGCGTGAGTTCTATGCAAGCGTTGCTGCACAGCTCAACAACCTTTCAACAGCAAGATTTACTGTAACTGCTTCTGGTTCACCCAGCGAGTCAGGTCTGCTTAATCTTATCGAGAAGGTTGAGGCTGCTACAGGCAAGACTGCTTACGTTCTTGGAACAAGAACAGCTCTCAGAAACTTCCCTATGTCTCAAATTGGAGAGACTGTAAAGGACGATTATTATGACGTTGGATTCTCTCAGAGATTCAATGGGACACCTTGCATTAGACTCAAGAACTATCTTGACGCTGCTGGCAATTTCGTTCTCTCTGACACAAGAGTTTATGTAATCGCTGGCGATGACAAGTTCATCAAGCATTATATAGAGGGCGAGCCTATTGTAATTGCAAGAGATGCTGCTGACAACGCTGATCTCACACAGGAGTACACAGTAATCCGTCGTGAGGGTATAGCTGTTGTAGTATCTGACACAATGGGTGTTTACGACTTTACTTAATCAAATTATGGGCGGTTGAAATATACCGCCCTTTACATGAATTAAAGGAGAATTAAATATGGGTAGACCTACAAAGGCAAATACGGAAAAGGCAAGTGTTGAAAAGCCTGTAAGAATAAAAATTGATTCCGATTATCTTATTCCTGTTAAAAGCAATGTCGGTGGAGTTCTATACTACAAGTCAAAGAAAACTGGATATGAGGAAGTATGGGATGAGACTGGAATTGTAATTGAAATGGAGTACGGAGAGCTTGTTTCTATGCGTAACTCTCAGAAGAAGTTTTTCATCAACAACTGGATTGTTTTTGAGGACACTGACGATTACACCGCTGATGAGATTTATAAGGCTCTCAACGTGGATAAATATTATACTTCAAATGGTTTGTATAACAACATTGATGATATTTTTAGTTTCTCGGCTAAGAAGATTGAGGAAGTTGTTCCTACTCTCTCAAAGCCTGTAAAAGAGACTATTCTTACAAAGGCATATACCATGATGGCAGATGAAGATGAGAGGTTGGATTCAAAGGCAAAGGTTAAGGCTCTTGAAAAGGCACTTGGCGTTAGTTTTGATATGGACGAGGTGAGCTAATGACCGCTTACACAACAATTTACAACAGTTTCTTGGATAAGGTCAACGACTACGATTTGGCGGATATGACCGCTGAGTTGGCGCAGACTTCAATGCGTGGTTGGCTTAATCAGGCTGTTGTAAGATTTTTAGAATCCTGTAAGAAGGATTTAACTCAGACCGAGGAAGGCGGATTCACTGAGGATTTAGACCTTATGGAGATAGATATACTGACTGAGGGAATGGTTGAAGCATGGCTGAAGCCTATACGCAACAATCTTGACTTACTGCGAAACGCATTAAGCACTAAGGATTTTACGACTTTTTCTCCTGCAAATTTACTTGATAAGGTCAACAATACTTATTCTATGGCTCATGCCAACTTCCTATCGCGTATTAAAGAATATTCATTTATTCGCAACGATGTAGGTGACTTGATATGAGCGTAAAGATAGATTATGCAGAATTAGATGAGAGTGTTTTTCAGAACTACTTTCAGTATATGATAGGTAAGATTTACAAGATTTTGCCTATGAAAGAAGAAGGGTGCAAAACTCTTACGTCCTATCTTGAAAGTCTCAAAATTGAGATGATTGGGAGTTACGGGTTGTATCGTCAACTTATGGAAGAACCGCAGTTTATGACCGCGTTGAATATCGTGGAATATCTGATTGATAATGATTATGATAACACGATATGCAAGCGTGAAGTGTTTAAGGCTATACGTTGTATAGAGAATATTAACAAAAAGTATTTTGGAAAGGAGGGATAATATGGCTGATTTCGATTCGTATAAGGCAAGAGTGCAGTTTCGAGGCGCAACGCAGAGAGATCGCACTTTATACCAAGAAAAACGCAATTTGAAAATCAATGCTGTAAACTCCCTTTCCTGCAAAGATTGTCTTGTTAATGGCGTACCGCAGAAACTCGTTATTGATGACGGTACGCTCCCTTATTATAAGGACGTAAAAAGTTTGCCCGATGAATATTTTGACGCTGGCGATTATGTTGAATGGGCAGATGCTATGTGGCTTATGGTGTCCTGCGATTGGGATAAAGAAGTCTACACATATGGTAAGATGCAACAGTGCAACTACGTCCTCAAATGGCAAAATACAGATGCAGATGTTATCGAGCGTTGGTCGGTAATATCAAGTGCTTCTAAGTATAATAATGGACAGCTTTATAATAATATAATTGTTGTTAATTCAAATCAACTGATGGTTTATTTGCCTATTGATTCGGAAACTTTAAAATTAAAGTCAAATAAACGTCTTATGGTTGATTTTAACACAGAAGCACCAAAATGTTATGATGTTACTCGTGTTGATACAGTAACTATGGGGTATGATGGCGTAGCTGAGCCAAGATATGATGGCAAGGGCTGTATTTTGCTTATACTTACCGAAACGGAAATCAATCCTGATACAGACCGCATTGATCTTATGCTTTGTGATTATATTACTCCTAATGTCAATCCTTCTACATCTCTTGAAATTTCTTATAGTGGTAAACCAGAAATTAGAATCGGAGGTAAGAAAACTTTTACTGCTAACGTGGAAGTTGCTTTTAGTTTAATTGTGGCTAATATGTGGGCAGATAAGATTGTTCTTACAACTTTAACATCAACATCTTGTCGTGTAAATGTTAATCTCGACAGCAGTTTGGTGGGTGTTTCATTTAAGTTGGTTGCTGTAGGAAACGGCGAGAGGGCAGAACAATTGATTGAGGTTAAGGGGGCGATGTAATGCCACGAAAATTAACACAAGCAGAGTTTGAGGCAAGAGTTGCAAAATTTGGGTTGGTAGAAGTAATTGGCGAATATAAAAATTGGTGTGCGCCTATACAGTGCCAATGTATTTTTTGTGGTAAAAAATGGGAAACATCTGCTTCTTCTGTTGCTTTAGGGTGCGGTTGCCCAGAATGTGGTGCAAAAAGGTCTGTCGAAAAGAGGCGTATGACACACGAATCTTTTGTTTCTATGATGGCAGAAAAAAATCCCGATGTTGAGGTAATAGGAAAATATTATAACAGCTCTACTAAAATTAGTGTTAAATGCAGAGTATGTGGTTGCGAATGGGAACAAACTCCTAATAATTTAACTATGAAATCATCGGGGTGTCCAAATTGTAGATATAAAAAAGTCGCTCTTAAACTGAAAAAGAAACACGACGATTTTGTTGCTGAATTAGCTGACGTTCACCCAACTATTGAGTTGCTTGGGGAATATGTTAATAACAGTACAAAAACAAAATTTAGATGTCTTGAATGTGATTATGAGTGGCTCGGTAGACCTCACGATATTATAACTGGTCAATTATGTGGTTGTCCTCGTTGTAGAACTTCTAAAGGCGAAAATGCTATTGAAAATTATCTCAGCGAAAATAAAATAGTATTTGAAACTCAAAAAGGTTTTCAGAATTGCAAACATAAGAGAATTTTAAAGTTTGATTTTTACTTGCCTGATTATAACCTTTGTATTGAGTTTCAAGGAGCGCAACATTATAAATCTGTTGATTATTTTGGTGGCATTGAAAGCTTTGAAGAATCTCAAAAAAGAGACAATATTAAAAGAAATTTTTGTCGTTTGAATGGAATTTCTTTATTAGAGATACCATATACTCAAATAGATGAAATACCAGTTATTCTCAATCAAAGAATACAAGGAGGTGTTGGGGTTGGCTAAGTCGAGATGTATACGACAATTCAAAAACAAGATTATGTCGGAATTATCCCAAGACGATGAAATCATTAACGCTCTTGGGCTTAACCCCGATGAGTCTCCTGATGATTTAATATGGGTGAGATTATTTCCCCATATGTGGATTCCGTCTGTAGAACAAGAGGTTAAGACCTATATTCTTGTCGAAATTGACATTCCAGAACGTCGCACTCGTTACGGCAGTAGTGACAGTAACATTTGGGTTCACCCGACAATTGTGTTCTATGTGCTAACTCACCAAGAGGATATGCACATGAATATGGTTGGTGAAAGCGGAACTCGTATGGACTACCTCGCGGAACTCATAGAAGAAAAATATGAGGGGCGGCAGGATTTTGGCGTGGGTACGCTTCAGTTAAAGTCGGACACAGCGGGTAGCGTTAATACGACATACAGGTTTAGACAGCTTGTATTTGAGGCGGTAGATGTTGTAGGTGTTTGTGGGTGATTGAATGTTTGCAGTTGATGAGATTCGTTTACTCAGAGGCGAGCCATTTGATATTGGAGTTGGTATAACTCTATATCAACCCACTATAGGAGATATTGCTAAATTTGGTGAGAATGAATATTTAAGCCTTGTTAGCGCACTCACATCTGAACCTTTTGATATGCCATACTACTTAGATCAAATGGGTATTGACTTTGAAAAAATCAAACCTTTTGAACTTTTCTGTATCTTGGTATCGGGGATTGAAAAGGAAACGTCAAGATTGCTATTTGGCGATTTAGACTTCTCTAAATTTAGACCGATTGAAAAAGACGGAGAATTAATCTTAGCTAATAGTGATGGCGTTATAATCGACTCACTTATACGTGAGCGTATCGCAGACAATGTGCGACGTATGCACTGTTTGCCAAAGAATATTTTGACGTCGTGTGAGAATAAATTTACGCACGATTTAATGATAAGGCAACAGAAGAAAAATATAGACAGGGCGCAACGTAGAAAAGACTTGTTTGGAGACAATTCTCAGTACGCTCCTCTTATTTCTTCTCTTGCTTGTGAATGGCACGATTATGATAAGGTTTTTGGATTGAGGGTTGGGCAGTTTTTTGATGCTATAATTCGTTTGGGTTATAGGCAAAATGCAAACAATCTTTACAGAGGACTTTATGCAGGTACGGTGTCATTCAAGGATATTCACAAAACTGATTTGGATTGGATGCGTCCAATCAAGACCAAAAATTTATAAGAAAGGTGGTAGTTTATGGCTATAAATAGTATTGCTATTAAGCAGATTATCGGTGCTTGGGCATTTGACTCAGCAGAGACAATCAAATGGATGGTGTCGAATGTAGAAAATCTGCAAATCACACAGGACGGTGAGACAACTGAGAAGCGTGACAGCAATGGCTCTGTAATCTTCTCAATCGACAGAAACAAGTCTTGTCAGATTAGTTTCGATTCTTCTGTTCTCGATCTTTCTCTCGTAGCTGCGCTCAATGGTACTGAGAGACAGGACGCTACTAACGACGCTCCTATCAGAGTTCCTTACATCGAGAGATTTACGCTCAAGGCTGCTGATGTAACCGCTGGTTATGTAACTCTTAATAAGACACCTATTGCTGAGACAGGCGGAGCGTACAAGATTTCGTTCCACACTCTGACTACAGACGGCTCTCTCGATGATAACTACGAGCAGGTTGCTGCCGCAGCTACATCTACTAAATTCTATTATGATTCCACAAATAATAGAATTTACTTCCCTACTGATGCAACAGTTTTCAAGACTGGTACAAGAATTGAAGTAATCTATGAGTATTCTGTAACCGCTGGCGTAAAGGTTGTCAATGCGGCTGATAAGTTCCCTGATGCTGCAAAGGTTAGATTCCTCGTTCTTGCAGTCGACCTCTGCGATCAGACAAAAGTTCGTGCGCTCTGGATTACTGCCAAGAACGCGAAACCTGAAACAGGCAACACTATTGGATTTAATCTTGATGACACAATCAGTGTGACTTTGGATTTAGCATATAGTTATTGTGATCAGGATAAAAGTTTTTACGAAATCTCTGTCGCTGATGAGGACTTCACTTGGTAATCAAGCATGAGTAATAAAGTAGAGTGCTGGGTTTGTGGCAAGGAACACGATTATTGCCCTACTTGTGGTCAAACCCACGGTTGGAGATATGTAGCCGATACAATGGAACACTATATGGTTCACATGACTATCGAGCAGTACAGAAGTGGCGTGTTCACAAAAGAACAGGCTATTGAAAGTTTTGCAGATAAGTGTGATGTTCATGCAAATGATGATTTGTCATGGATGTTGCCTCATGTTGAAAAGAGCGTTCGTGAGATTATCGGTGAAAAGGCAAAGTCCACTAAGACCACAAAGAAAGAAATAAAATCTAAACTGTTTGATTAATAGAAAGGGGTAAGTTGATTGTATTAGCTTACCCCTAATTTTTATACAAAGGTGGGTTGATAGTGAGCAAAATAATTGACTTAACAAATCGAATTTTTGGCAGATTAAAGGTATTGGAGAGAGCCAATGATTATGTATATCCAGACGGCTCAAAACGAGTTCAATGGCTTTGTGAATGTTGTTGTAAAGATAAGACAAAGGTAATTGTAAAAGCTAATGATTTGCGCTCTGGACACACTCAGTCATGTGGTTGTATTCAAAGAGAAGTTACAGCAGAGCGTAATCGAATTGATAGCAAAAAGACAAACCCTTATGATGATTGCGGGAAATATATGATTGGTTATACGTTTAAAGGCGAGCCTTTTTATGTTGATAAGGAAGATTACGGTAAGGTAGAAAATATCTGTTGGAGTAAAGATGATAATGGCTATATTGTTGGAACTCAAAATGGCAAAGCCGTCAAAATGCATCGTTTGATTATGGGCGTTGATAACCCTAAATTGGACGTAGATCATTTAGGTGGTGTTCCTACTCGAAACAATAATAGGAAATACAACCTTAGAATTACTACAAGAAGCCAAAACGCAGAAAATCAAAAGATAAGGTCTACCAATACATCTGGGGTTGCTGGTGTGTGTTGGAATAAAAAGTCAAACAAGTGGGTAGCTGGAATTATGGTTCAAGGCAAAAAGATTCACTTGGGTTACTTTGAAAATTTTGATGATGCAGTTATTTCTCGCAAAAAAGCCGAGAAGAAATATTTCAAGGAATATGCTTACGATTACAGTCAAGAAATGTTTGATAAAAGGACTAAGGAAGATAATATGATATTATAGTGCTTATATCGTCATCTAAACAAGCACAAAAGTTTGGAGGTGGTTGTACGAAAATCCTCGCAATAGATCAAGCATCTCGCCATTCAGCTTTTAGTATCGGAGTAAATGGTAAACTCACCGACTATGGAGAGCTTAATGCAAATGGCGAAGGTGATGACCGCATATATGAAATGGCGGTTTTGATAAAAAAGAAAATCAAACAGGTCAAACCTGATGTGGTGTATTTTGAGAATATACAACTACAAGCTGGGAATGTTTCTGTTTATCAAATGCTTGCTCGTTTACAGGGCGAGCTTATTTTTATGTTCAAAGAAATGGGATTACCTTACAAAATTGTTGCGCCAGTAACATGGAAAGCTAACATTGGTATTTGTAAAGGTAAACGAGATGTCCAAAAACAGGCGTGTATTGAACTTATGCAAGAACGATACGGCTTGGATTTGTTTGGCAATGATGATATTGCTGATAGTCTCGGAATCCTCACCTACGCTATTGAAAATGAAAAGGAGATTTTAACATGAGTAAACTTACTGAAGTTATCGGCAAAAACTTTGCCCTCAAGAACACAATCAAGCGCATTAACGGCGCACCTGTCACAATCAAGACCTATCTTGACGTAGACACATTTGGCTCAATTGTGCAGACCGTCGCTCAGTCCTCG